AACGACTGCATCGTCAGCACTTCTTCGCTGTCGAGCCGGTAGAAGGCGTCCTCGTCGGTGACATACACCCAACCATCAGACCACCGCGCCTCCGAGTAGCTGTCTGCGTCCTTCCGCTCGCGCTTGGCTTGCGCCGTCATGCGGCGGCAGTCTGCAATCGACACCTTCGACCCGAAGGAGGTCATGCGCTCCTTGAGCACCTCGGCCAACATCCCCCGCTCTGAACGACCGAGAACAGTGTCAATCGCTATGCGGGGTAGGACGTTTCCCACGAGCGCTCGCTCGTCAGGTGCTTCTTGGATGGCTTTTTTCCAGCGCTCTTTTGCCTCGAAACGCTGGTCTAACTGCGCGGCGATGTTGATTGTGGCGATCTCGCGCGAAGCCTCTTTCGCCTGCGCGATGTCCTCGTCGCTGACCTCCTCAAAGCCCTCGGCGTCCGGTGCAGGCGCGGAGCCCCAACCGAACTTGCTTGCCTTGTGGAACAGCGTGCCGCGCGTGATGGCGCCACTCGTGCGGTCGTCAGCGTCCCGCACCTTGCCCCACACCCGTTGCCGGGTGAACTTCTCGTCGTGGGCGCGGTTCTGGCGGCTCCACTCGGCGAAGACCTCGTAGCCTTCCTCCGACCCGCCCGTGGCCTCATGCACCGCGAAGCACAGGTCGCGCCACTCGAAGTAGTCGGGCGCCCCCATGAGGTCGTCGTTAGGGATCGCCATGAGCGCAGCGCGCACCACGGCGAGTTCTTCAGGCGGGGCAGCGCTCGTCTGATCCCGCACCGGCCGCTCGCGCTCGGCAACCGGCTCGGAGAAGGCCCAGGTCGTTGCCAGCGCGTCGCTCTTGGCAAGCGGCTCGAACCCGAACAGAGGGTCGAGTGGTACGGACTTCCCGGCCAGCGGCAGGATGAACTGGTTGCCGAACTCGCCGACACCCACCTCGTTCTGGCGCGGGAACACCTCGACTTGCTTCGCAATCACCCCGCCAGCGCCGTCTTTCAGGCCGCAGGCACCCAACACCTCACCCAACGTGGCGCGCACGCTGTAGGCGTCCTGGGGCGTTTCCCAGAGCAGGATGACGTGGATGCCGTTGCCACCTGACGAGCGCCACGGATGAGGCTGCATGCCAGCGGCGGTCAGCCGGTCGCACACGCGCTCTACCACGGCCGCCATGCCGGCCCAATCGACCTCTCCCTTGTGGCTGTCGAAGTCCAAGCATGCAACGCTGGTGACCGACTGCCCTTCGAGGATGGGGCACAGCCCGCGCGCCGGCCCGCCGTTCACATGCTTGGTTAGAGCCGGGAGCGTTAAAGGTTCGTCAGTCCAATAGCTTCCGTTTGTACCCTTGCGCGCTGTAACGTCACGACGCATGCGCGAGACCAGCGGCTTGAGTGATAGAGCTAGTTGCTCATGAAACTGGTCACTCATGCCTTGCAAACTCTTTGTGGTTTACTTCGCGGAACCGCGCAAGGCCAGTGACCTTTTCCGTGGGGGCTTGGGTCTTGCTCATGACTGGCTCCTTGCGCGCATAGCCATCATCTCGTCAGCGATGTGGTAGGCCAAGTCCGCAATCGCCGCGCTGTCGAGCAGCACGCTTTCGTTACCCAGCAGCCCCGCGAGCGCGATCTTGGCGAACTCGTCACGCAGCACGGTCTCGTAGTGCTCCGGCATCGCCGGGGTCAGCGGATCGGGGTCGAGCAGGGTGATTGGCCCTTGAGTCCCGACCTTCGGCGCCGCAGGGTTCGAGGTGATGGGCCAACCCCCACGAAGACCGTCGCACTCCTTGAGGAAGCTGGCGTGGCTGTTGCCGCACTTGCGGCAGTAGTACATGGGGTAGAGGTTGAACTCGTCACCGGCCGAAGTCATCGTGCCGTGTGCATAGAGGTGGTTCATGGCTGGCGTGCCTTTCAAGCGCTCCGTGGTGGAGGTCTGCCAAAGACGCCAGCCTAGCCTCGCCGCAAAACGAGGTGGCAGACCTCCACCGCGAAGCTCTGCGGGTGTAGGGGTGAACGGCTGGCGAACGTGCAGTGTAATGTCGCAACTGCGAAATCGCCAACCGCTGTTGTAGGGGTCTACCCTAACCTCTCCCGAGGTCGAAGACCGAAGCGACGCGCACCGGCTCCGGCTTCACAGCCTGCACCTTCGGCTCAACTGGCGCAGGTAGACGCGCCCGCAACTCGTAGACCGTGCTCTTGCTCAGGCCGGTGCGGTTCACAACCCCGTCAACCGACCAACCCTTCGCCAGCAGCGCCACAGCCCTTGCCCGCTTGGCTACCCGCTCGGCCGCAGACACGGACATCTCGATGCGCGCCTTGGTCTCCTTCGACTGGAACGCTTCGATGGGCACCTCGACAGTCCGATAACGACTCCCGTCCTCTCGGCGGTAGACCCTGACGCGATACCCGTCCTTGTCCACCCGACTGTCGATCACAGCGTCTTTCATACCCTGCCGTCCAGATGCGCCTTGATTTCCTCGGTGATGGCGGCATCCCGCACAGCAGCGAAGTCGGTCTTGTCCATCACCCGCATGCTCACGGCGATGTACGTCTCAATCGTGGCCCAGGCATCGTGATAGAGCCGGTGCTTCCTCTGCGTGAGAAACACGCGCAGGTATTGAGCCGACGCCAGCACGTTGTCGCGAGCCGGGTTGTCCTTGAAGGTGATTTCAGGCGGTTTGTTTTGCTGCACGTTTTTCCTGCATTTCAGTGGTGCATTTAGGGCAGATCATCTTGTAGACGCGGTGCATCGACCCACCCTTCGTGTTGTTCAGGAAGTTGACGGCGCAGCGACCGCACTTCCGGTAAGCGTTGTGGAACACCCCGCTCATCGCTTCAGCCCTGCAATTTTCTCCTTAGTTAACCGCTGCTTAACTTTGTCCGTGTCCGGCATCGGCGCCCAAGCGTGAAACGCCCCGCTGTTGTCCCATGTGCCGCGCACACATACACCACCCTCGGTCAGCAGCAGCACTTGCGCGCCACCAGCGGGTCGCTCATCGCCCGCGAAGGGGTACTTGAACTCAGCCTTACCTGCAATGTATTCCTTCAATTCTCCAACTCCTTGTTGCAATCCCATTCGAGCCGCACACCGTGCGATCTCAGAAAACCAGCAGAACGACAGACCAACTCACCGTCGCTCTCGCACGTCCAATCGCTACCGACTTTGCGCAGCAGCGTGTAGCGCTGACCCGCTGCCGTGGTCACGATATGACCGGGCCGGAAGATGACGCCGGGCATCATCACCATATCTCCGGCGCTGCGGCTACACGAGCCACCGATTTCAGTCGCTCCCAGATGCTCGGGTGAACGTACATCGTGTTGCCGGAGATGTACGAGCACGGCGTGCGCTTTTCCTCGTAGCGAAGCTGCCAAGAGCGGCGGCGCTTCGCCTTTGGGTTCCGAGTGATTCGCGCTACGCGCTCCACCTTCTCGGCTAAGGGGGTGCTGACGACATTCATGCCAAGTAAGTTCATGCCGCAACGATCTCGCTTCGACCTTCAATGCCGTCAGCGTGAACAACCAAGCCCACAAGAGCACCAAGCATGAACGCAGCGAATGTGATGCAGTCGGCATCAGCCATCGCTCGCCTCCCCGCTGGCCCCGATGCCGTGCTCTTGCTCGACTGCGCGGGCGATCTGCTCGAAATCATCAAAGTCACAGAACAGGCCGAACTCGTCTTCGTGGTGCATCTGGCGCAGTCTTTCGGTCGTCAGCCCTTTAGGCTGCTGTGCCTCTGGCTTGGCCTCAAGCTGTGCAATCACGCACCACAACGCGGCTTGCTCGTTCGGCCCCAGCATCTTTTCCTCGCGCAGAAATCGCTCCAGGAAGCGCGCGACGCGGTGAGCGGTCATGCGCTCCAGTTCAGGGGCCTGCTGTGCCTCTGGCTTGGCCTTGGCTGCATTCCAAACATCACGCGCAAAGGCCAGCAAGTGCTCACGGTCTTGGCCGACGACTGCGTGCAACTGGTGCGGCGCCATCATCATGGTCATGTGCCACTCGCTGCCGGGGCTTTTGTCGGCAAGGATTGCCGCAGCCATTGAACTAGCCCATGCTCGGGATTCGTTGACGGGCTGCTGTGCCTGGGCTGGTGCTGGCTTGGTAACCGCATCCAATTCGGCAAGCATTTCGCCACGCGCCGATCTGCCATCGTCGGCATCGCGCTGAAGCGCGTTGCGCACCATCTGGAGGGCGCCAGCGTTGACCAGCACAAACCCAGCCGGCACATTGGCGGCCTCCAGGGCTGGTGCTGGGGTGGCTGCAATAGGCTCGCCAAGCCCTTCGGATGCAACGATGTGAGCCTGCCCAATCTCTACCCGCGCCCACATCGCGTCAAGCCGGTCTACGGCCCTCACAAACTCGTGGTAGGCATCTGCCCACGATTGCGAGCGACTAGGGCAAGCGAGCTGTGCCTCGGCGTCGGCTCGGAGGGCTTGCAGCACGCTGCGGTCATTGATGTCTAGGTCTTTGGTCATGAGCAACCTTTAAGTGATGCTAAATAGTTGGGTGGGGCTGGCTGAGTTCCAGTCGCACAGCGCGCACAAGGAAGCACCCCTCGCGCTGCTGCCAGCCCCAAAAATCAATCGACGCAGTGGCCTGGGCTGTCTTTCCAGGCTTGCCAAGCTGCCCAGGTTTCGGCCTCCGCTTGGTCGCAAAAGTCAGGGTGTATGCGCCACCGGTCCAGACGCAGGCCAATGCGTTTTGCCCATACCTCAAACCCTGCTTTTTGGCGCTCGTAGGTGTATGGCTCGGAGGACTGCTGTGCCTGGGCTGGTGCATCAGGGTGTACGGCAGCGGTTGAAGGCCAGCGATTGCGCCAAGCGTCAGCCTCCGGGGTTGGTGCTGCTGCGAGTGCATCGCGCATCAACCAAATCAAATCAGCAGCCTCTTGTTCAACTTGGTAGTTCACTCTGCTGCCACGCAGAAGTGATGCAATCTTGTCAGCCTTTTGCCTGAGATCATCGTCCAATGCAAAACGAAAACCCAATTCCCTCATGGTTGCAACAGGGTCAGCCGGCACATTGGCGGCCAGCCCTCGCGCTGCAAGCAACACCGCTTTAATTCGCTCCACCCCATCCGTGATGCCTTGCCCTGGTAGTAGCTGGGCAACCGCCCAAAGCTCATGGGCTAGGCCGTCGAGATCGGAGTATTGCGGCACATTGGCGGCCAGCGCGGCGCGGTGGTAAATCCACGCCTTACGTCGGGCTATTTCGTGGTAAGCGGGGTTCATAGATAGATAGTTTTCGCGCTCTCGCTGCTCGTTCATGTTGGTTCCTTCTTGGCATCCATGAGTTCATCCATTTGCTCTAGCAGCCATGTCATCTGCTCGGCGCGATCTTTTCGGCGGGCAATGGGAGTCCATTCGTTGTCAGTGGTCTCGTCGTCACGCAAAGACAGGTACTCGGTCAGTAGGTAGGAGAACTTCATGGTTTCTCCTTCACATGGGAACGACAAAAGCCGACAGGTACTGTCTTGCTGCATGGCATCAGGTAGCCGCATTGGCAGCGCTCAGGTGCTGCTGCGAGTGCGCGACTCCATGCCCCCGGGAAACCGTCGTCCCACATCTCAGCGCAGTGCAGCATCTCCGGCGTCGGCTCCACCGGCACCAGCTTGTAGCCAGCCGGCACATTGGCGGCCAGTGCCTGGGTTGGCTCGGGCTTACACGCCTCCCGGCACCCGTTGGTTTGACAAGCCGGGTAGATGCAGGGATCGGCCTCCGGGGCTGGTGCTGCGAGTACCTCACGCAATTCGTCAGGCACCCATCCGGCACGATCTTCCGCGTCGCAGGTGTTCACGAGTCGGCGCGCAAGGTAAGCCGGCACATTGGCAACCTTGCCCTGTGCTAGTGCAAGCGCTTCATCCAAAGTCTTGATCGCACGATCAAGGTAGAACACCGCCGAATCTTTTTGTTGCTCATCGCTCATACAACCACCCTGAAAACGCGCACGACAACGACGAGCGCAAGTACGACAAACAGACCGTAGAAAATCCACTCCAACAAGCTCAAGCGACTGGCGCGCCGTGGCTTGTGCGGGGTCTCCTTCTCGATCCAACCACTGTTCCACTCGCTGTCAGCGTAGTGATCTCGGCGACGGTTGCTCATAGCTTCACCAGCAACCCGACAACGCACATTGCACAGCAGACAACCACTGCGCCAATAGCGAACAGCTTCTCGCCACGGGTGGGCACCCACGGCACCTCGGCGTGCCGACCCTGGTAGTCCAGCCCGGCGTCACTCATGCGGCGGTTCACAACACCACCTCCCAATCGTCGGACAAGATGATCGAAGTGGCGAGCGGGAAGTTGGAGACACCCTCGTCGTTGACCAGAATGCCGCCTTCAATGCCGATCCAAGCCCAGCGGGGCCACGACTTGCGCCGCACGCGCAGCCCTCGGCGCATCTCTTGAAGCGCGAGGCTGAAGTCCATCAAGCCGGTGTCGGCGTTGTATCCGTTGGGTGTGCTCATCAATTGACTCCTTGTTGCGATGTGCAGACTGTAGCGAGCTTTTAGCGCACGCGAATAGGTGCAAACCCTAGGTCGGCGAAACGATTTCTTCGAGCGTGAGCTTCGGGATTCGGCCGGTCGTCTTGATGTGCATTTCACGGCTGGCCTTGACGAGCGCAGACGCGAGACGGCCACCGGCAGTGCGGTCGCCTGCTGCAAGCTGGTAGAGGTAGCCCCGGCTCGTTCCGGCGAGCTTCGCCATCTCGTGCTGCTCGGGAACGGTGCAGCAGCGCAGGGCGTGCAGCAAAGGGGTGGCTTGTTTGTCGGTTCGCATGGGCGCGAGTATCGCGATTGCGAAACAAGGTGTCTAGAGCGCGACGCTTGACAAGCCCTGGAACTTAGCGTACTTATAGCGAACACCAACCGACCCGGGCAGCAAAGTGAGCAAGGTCAGCGACATTCGCAGAGCAAACATCCGGCAACTCATCGCCGAGCGCGGTGGGTTGACATCTCTCAGCAACAGCATGGGGTACAAAAACCCGAGCTTCCTGAGCCAGATGACCGGCCCCAGACCGAGCCGCGAGATCACGGAGAAGACGGCCCGCAGGATCGAGGAAAAGTTGAGCCTTGCCCCAGGCACCCTCGACCGCCAGAAAAGCGCCTACGCGCCGATCCAAGCCACGCCAGCGGCATCGCCTGAGCACGAGGCGGCCGTGGCGATGGTGGCCGACGTGATCCGGTTCGTGGGGAAGGTCTGCGCGGACGAGGGGCTGAACCTCGGCCCGGCCAAGTTCGCCGAGATCGTCGCGATTGCGTTCGGTGACGCGGCCGAGCGCGGGGAGCCTCGGCGGGAGCACGTCACGCAGCTAGTGCGGTTGCTGAAGTGAGCGCTCAGACCAACCCCTTCGCAGCCCGCCAACCCCACCACGCGGCGTTGAACATCAAGACCCCGTACTCACCGTTGGGCTGCTTCCAGAACAACGCCTCGGGCGAGCCGTCACCATCGCCTTTCGCCAGCAAGCCCGCGACTTTCATCGTCTGGTAGCGGGCATAAGCCGCTTGCTCGAAGGCTCGGCGCTCGTTGTACTCGCGGGCTTCTAGCAATTGGGCTGAAGCCGTCGCAGAACGCAGAGGCGCTCCGTCCTCGTGAATCAGGATTCCCTCGGGGTCACTGGCGATGTCGCTCGGGTGGCGCGGCGTACCGGTGTAGGGGTTGAACATCACGGTTTTGCTCATGCCACACCCCCCTTCCGCGAAGCCCGCAGATCACGCATGCGCTGGGCCGGCGTCACCGACTGACCGTTGCGCTCAATGTCCACGCCATCGCCCCAGCGGTAGACCGGCGTGAACGGCCGGCCGCGCGAGTCGTTCGCCCAACCTTCGATGTAGATGTTCGGCGACACCTTGGTCATGCGGCGCATCTGCCGGCGCCAGTGCGCCACGGCACCAGCACCCAGGCCGACAGCCTCGGCCAATGCCTCGTCGGTGTAGCCACGCTCAGTCAGCAACAGCATCATCTGCGCGACGTGCAGACCGCTACAGCGGCGGCGGGTTTGGATGACGCGGGTCATGCGACCTCCGGCTGCTCGCCGACAACGAACCGCTGAAGGCGCGCGATGCAATCCTTGTGGTACTGCACCGTGTTGCGCGCCGCGTCTTCCTGTTGCTGGGCGTCCAGCAGTGCGCGCATGTGGTCGTCGAGGCTCTGCTGGGCGATCACGTGGGCGCTGGGCTTTTCGAGAAGTTTCTTGATGTAGTTCATGGTTTTCTTTCAGAGTGGGTAGAGTCGTTCAAGGTCTGCAACAGACAGTTCGGCCATCGCCTCGCTCTCGGGCACACCGGCTCGCAACATGCGGTAGTAGTCGCGCCGGCCGGGATTCGAGTGGTCGCACGCCCCACCCCCGCGCCGATGCGGGAACCAGTACCCGCCGCAGTCGCAGCGGAGCCGGGTGTTGCGCCAGCGTTCGAGGTGGCGGGGTGTGCGGTAGCGGGTCATTTCTTCTTCTTGCCCTTCGGCCAGCCCGCCTGCACGAACTCGGCGACCACGTTCGCCAGTACAGGCACCGTGCGGTCAACGGGTGGCAACGCTTCAGGCAGGTACTTGGCGAACTCGGGCAGCGCTTCGGCGAGTTGCTTGCGGGTGGTGAAGCCGTACGCGGTGGCGCGGATCGTGGATCGGAGTTTGGCGCGCTTCTCGTCGCTGGCGATGACCGCATCGCACAGAGCATCGACCCGAGCTTGGTCTTTGGGTGACAACTGCAATGCGGCATAGCGGTTGTCAGCAGGGTAAGCCACGCCGTCGAAGCAGGACTGTCGCTTGTGCCGGAACGAGTGGGTGTTGGTCTGAATCCAAACCCGATCTGCGCTTTCGACCCAGAGCTTGCGCACCGCAGCGGGTGTTTTAGCAAGCGCAGCGTCGAGAACGATCTTGTGCGCTTCGATCTGCATGGTCGCCTTGTCGTCTTGCGGAACGTCGTTCATCACGGCGCTGACGAATGCGTCGCGGATTTCATTGGTGAGTCTCACTGGCGTCTTTCAGGTTGCTTGTCGGAAGTGACGGAACGGACTCTAGCGACCTTTTAGCAAACGAGCAACCCCCGAGCAAACCCTGATAAAAAACTCGTGTCGTTGTATTGCATTTGCGACATTACGTGGCTACAGTGCGCTTCGCTCAATCACTTTTTCAACCACGGAGCCAATGACATGAGCCTCGAACAAACCCTCGACACCACCAACGTCCTTCTCTCGCGACTTATCACGATCTTGCAGACCGGCCTGAGCGCCCCTGCCGAGATCGGTGCCCCCGCAGATACCACCCACGCAGAGACCACCCCCAAGCGCACCACCACCCGCGCCAAGAAGGAAGTCGCTGCCGGCACGATCTACTGGCTGATCCCGAGCATGGACAGCGCGTTTGCGCAAGAGCCGGGCATGGCTGCACCCACGGCAACCGATGCCGTCAAGGTCACGCAGCAGGAGTACGAAGCAAAAAAAGCGGAGATCAGCCAGCGAGTCGATGCGGTGCTGGCGGCCCAAACGAAGAAGGCATCTGCCCCGACCGAGGTGTCCGCTGCACCTTCCTCGCCTACTGCCGAGGTGGCGGCGGACGCTGCGCCTACCAGCACGGCCGCGAGCGCGGGCACCGCTGCACAGTCTGCGGAGACCGCACAGCCGGCCTCGACTGCTGCTGAAGTCAAGTACGCCGATGTGTTCGCCAAGTTCAAGGAACTGAGCGGCGCTGAAGGCCACGGCCGCGAGAGCGTCATGAAGGTGCTCAAGCAGTTCCTCCCGAACGAAGCCGCGCCGACCGTGAGCAAGACCGAAGCCCTCGGCCGCAACGCTGAGATCGTGGCAGTCATCGACGCCCTGCTGAAGCCAGCAGCCGCCGAGTTCGATCCGCTGGCCTAAGCAGATGGGCGTTTATCACGCTTCGCTCGGCCCTTCTGGCGCCCCGTATTGGTCGGTTTGCACCGCCAAGCCCGGGGCCGAGAAGGGACGACCGAACACCTCAAACGACGCAAGCCGCAACGGCACATGCGGGCACCAGATCGGGGAGGACTGCCTGCGGCAGTACCTCGCCGGCTTGGAGTTCGACACCGATCATTTCGTCGGCCGGAAGATGGCTTTCTTCGCAGACGGTAGCTCGGACTGGCTCGACAAGTTCCCTGCTGGCGTCGCACCGACGCACACGCTCGACGTTGACCAAGCCCTCGCCGATGCCGCGAACGCCTATGCGCGCCATGTGATCCAGATTCACAAGACCGTTGGGGGCGAACTGCTGATTGAGCAGCGTGTCAGCATCGGTTGGATCACGGGTGAGGAAGGTGCGACGGGCAGCAGCGACGCAATCATCATCGCGCCGGACGGCACGATCTATGTGATCGACGCGAAGTTCGGTCGCGGGAAGGTCTACGCCTACGACATCATCCAGCAGGAGCAGATCGACCCGATCACGGAGGAAGTCACCCCTCCAGTGCGGCGCATCAACTTGCAGTTGGGGATGTATGCACTTGGCGCGTGGCACGAGCACTCGGCGTTCCACGACATCAAGCGGGTCGTCGCTGTCATCGTGCAGCCGTTCCTGAACAGCGTGTCGCAGTACGAGTGCTCGGTCGAAGAACTGCTCGACCTGGGTAAGTGGTTGAGTGAGCGGGCCGAAGAAACCCGCTCGAACCCAACCTTCGTGCCCAACAACAAGAACTGCTTCTTCTGTCGCGCTCGCTTCGACTGCCATGCCCGCAACGCCGATGTGCTGAAGACCGCACTCGACGGCTTCGATGACGTTGACTCCTTCGCTGCTGCCAAGACCGTGCCCATCTTCTTGCCGAACCTCGGGCAGTTGTGGGGCAAGGTCGATCAGATTGCGCAGTGGTGCAAAGACATCGAGACCAAGGTGCAGGCCGAACTCGAAGCCGGCAACGTGGTCATCGGCCCAGACGGCGGCCCGCTGAAGCTGGTCGAAGGTCGCAAGCCCCACAAGGCGTGGAGCGACGAGCAGGCCGCGATGGAAATGATGAGCACGTTCCGCCTGAAAGAACTCATGTGGAACAAGAAGCTCATCACACCGGCCCAGGCCGAGAAGCTGGCGCCCAAGAAGCCCGGCAAGAAGCCTGAGACCGAACCGAAGACACCCATTGGCAAGACGCAATGGAAACGACTCTCTGCGCTGGTCACGCAGGGCCGTGGCAACCCAACAGTTGCCGCAGCAAACGACCCGCGTCCTGCGTTGCTCAACAACGCGCAGGACATGCCCGAAGTACCCGACGACAACTCTGACCTTTTCTAACCTCGAAAGAAGCTATGCCGCAAGTCATTCTCAAGAACGTCCGCCTCTCATACCCAGACCTGTTCAAGCCGGGCAAGCCCATGAACGAGGGTGACGCACCGAAGTACGGTGGTCAGTTCATCTTCGCCGCCGACAGCGATGCCGCCAAGGTCGCCAAGGAAGCCCTCACCGCCGCCGCCAAAGAAGTGTTCGGCGAGAACTGGCAAGCCATCGTCAAAAGCATGGAGAAGTCGAAGAAGTGCCTGCGCACTGGCGACGACAACCTCACCAAAGACGGCGCGATTCGCGACGGCTACGGCGGCATGCTGTACCTCGTGGCGCGCAACAAGGTCAAGCCTCTACTGATCGCCGGCAAGAAGGATTCGTCGGGTCAATTCCCTGTGCTGACAGAGGAAAGCGGCAAGCCTTATGGCGGCTGCTACGTGAACGTCAAGGTGGACATCAAGGCCATGAAGGCGAAGGAGAAAATCCCGAACCAGATTTACGCCACCTTGCAGACCGTGCAGTTCGTTGCCGATGGTGAGTCGTTCGGCGCCGCGCCGGGCACCGCTGAAGGCTTCGATGAAGTCGAAGGTGCTGACGACAACAGCAGCAGCAGCGAAGACCCGTTCGCCTGAACTTAGGGTAAGCACCGAGACGTTCTGATGGCGTCTCGGTCAACAATCACAACCTCGATAGGAAACAGAAACATGACACGCATTTACGACAACATCCCCGTGCCCGCCACCCGCGCCGGCCGCCCCAACAGCGCAACCGACTTCGGCGTCCTCGGCACCGGCCAATGCCTGTTTGTGCCCATCGCCGATGGCGTCGTCGCCGACAAGGTGCTCGACCGCGTTCGTGGTCAAGTCGCCCGCTGGCGCAAGGCCGATGAAAGCCGCAGCGGCTTCAAGTTCACCATCGCCGTTGCCGCGATTCCCGACGACCCGCTGGGTGCCCAGGGCGTCGGCGTTTGGCGCACGGCTTGATCTGAGATTCGGGGGTTGGTGCGAAGTGCGAGCCCCAGGTACGGGCTATCGGCGAGCTGTCCGTAGCCACCAACCCCCACCCACAACCACTTAGGAGAACACCATGAACGCAAAGACCATCAAGAAGCCCTTCAAAGTCAACCAGAAGGTCAACTTCAAGAGCCGCACCCGTCAGGGCGTCGGCAAGATCATCGCCATTCGCTCCGGCCTGACCGGCGACTACTACGATGTGCGCTATGACGGCGACAACGTGGTGAGCGTTCGCGCTTCCCAGATTTCTCCGGCCTAACGGCCCGGTACGCGGGACACTCGCTACCCTCCCCCTACACCCCCACCCGGCGCGCGGAGCAAAGCGCGGTAGGAACCAAGCCCCCTAATCGGCCAGTCGGTGCCCGCGCAGATTCATTGCCGGCTGGCCTAGAACGCAGTGCGAGTGTCGCAAGCACATTGCTGTGATTTTGGGGAACCGGGTGGGACTTAACTTCTAACTGATCGAATCTTCTTGTGCTCGGCCTAAAACACAATGTCGTTTCCGATACGGAGTGCTACCCCGACTACTGGCTAGCGAAGTTCAAAAGTCTGAACACCGGCAAGTACGTCGAGTACGAGAAGTACCCAGGCAAAGAACTCGAAATCGACAAGCTGCGCACAGTGCTGGCGAACTTCCTCGTCATCACGTTCAACGGCATCCACTACGACCTTCCGATGATGGTCTTGGCGCTGTCAGGCGCCACGAACGAGCAACTCAAGTTCGCATCGGACTGGATCATCAACAACGGCAAGAAGTGCTGGGAGTTCTACGAGAACTTCGGCCTGCGCGAGCCGCGCTGGATCGACCACATCGACCTGATGGAAGTCGCCTTCGGCGACGGGTCGCTGAAGCTCTACGGCGGCCGGCTGCACAGCAAGCGGCTGCAAGACCTCCCCATCGACCCTGACACCCGCATAACGCCCGAGATGCGCCCAGGGTTGCGCTCGTACTGCGGCAACGACCTCGACACCACGGAAGACCTCGCGCGCCACCTGAAGCCGCAGCTAGAGCTTCGCATGTCGATGAGCGATATGTACGGCACCGACCTCCGCAGCAAGTCGGACGCTCAGATCGCCGAAGCGGTGATTCGCAAGGAGGTAAGCGACATGCTCGGCCGCAAGGTCGAGAAGACCCGCGTACCGGCCGGCACGGCATTCAGCTACGACCCGCCTGCGTTCCTGAGCTTCCAGACCGAGCAACTGCAACTGCGGCTGGTCGAGGTGTCGTCGTCAAAGTTCATCGTGGACGAGAACGGGTCGGCGATTGAACCTCCCGCCCTGGCTGGCATGGTCGTCGCCATCGGCGCCGGCCGCTACCGCATGGGCATCGGGGGTCTGCACTCATCGGAGCAGAACGCCGCGCACGTCGCTGACGACGAGACCGTTCTGATGGACGCCGATGTCACGTCCTTTTACCCCTCGATCATCTTGCAGTGCGGTCTATACCCCGCCCATTTGACCGAGGCTTTCCTGCGCGTCTACAAGTCGATTCTCGACCGCCGCGTCACCGCCAAACGCAACAAGGACAAGGTGGTGGACTTGGTGCTGAAGATTGTGCTGAACGGGTCGTTCGGCAAGTTCGGCAACCGCTACTCCACGCTCTACTCCCCGAAGCTCCTGCTGCAAGTGACCATCACCGGGCAGTTCGCTTTGCTCATGCTGATCGAAGCCTTGCACGAAGACGGCATCGAGTGCGTGTCGGCCAACACGGACGGCATCGTGCTCAAGTTCCACAAGTCGCGACTCGAAGACGTTCGCGCGCACATTGCTGCGTGGAGCGAGCGCACGAAGTTCGCGATGGAAGAAACCTTCTACAAGGCGTTGTTCAGCCGCGATGTCAACAACTACCTCGCTCTGAAGGTCGGTGGCGGCATCAAGGGTAAAGGTGACTACGCCGAGGTCTCGATCTCGAAGAACCCGAGCAACGCCATCGTCAACACCGCCGTCAAGGCGTTCCTTGAGCACGGCACGCCCATCGAGAAGACCATTCGCGAGTGCGACGACATCCGGCAGTTCCTCACCGTCCAGCGGGTCACTGGTGGCGCCGTCAAGATCACCAAAACGAACTACGACGACAAGCTCACCCCGGGCAAGATGCGCGACCTTCTGCTGACCTCTGGGTGGCACCAAGTCGAACCTGGACCGCTCTCCAAGGCGCGCTTTGCCGAGTTCGACTTTGACCTCGGCATGGACGTAGAGACAGCTTACCGCGTCCACTGCGGCGACGACGAGTTCGACTACATCGGCAAGGTCGTTCGCTTCTACATCGGTCGTGGCGTCAAGACCGCGCTGCACTACGCCAAGAAGAACAAGAAGGGCAACCGCAACAAGGTGTCGATGAGCGACGGCGCGGTGCCGTGCATGGAGCTACCTGACACGTTGCCGGGTGACATCGACTACAACTTCTACATCAACGAAGCGCGGCGCGTGCTGCGGGATATTGGAGTGGCGCATGGGTGACATCGCTGACGAACACGTCAATCAGATTATGGAGTTCGGCATGTGGGGCTGGTTACCGAGACGAGCCTACGGCCCGCGCGTCTCGTGCAAGTTCTGCGGTGCCTACAACGTCTACTGGCAGCGCACCCGAGAGGGCTGGCAACTGAACAACACAGACAACCTTGAACGGCACTTGTGCCGACAACCAGAACAGCCGAACGCAGAAGGATTTGATGATGTGGACTGATTTGATGATCGACTTGGAGAGCGCAGGTTTACCGCCCAACGGCGCCATCATGAGCATTGGCGCCTGCTTCTTCGACATCGCCAAGTGCGAGATCGGGCCGACCTTCAAGAAGAACATTCAACTGGCTACTGCCGTGCGCGACGGCGGCGTCATGGAGCCGAGCACAATCCTCTGGTGGCTTCAGCAGAGTGACGAGGCTCGCCGCTCCACCATCTTCGACACCTACGACAATCGCAAGGTGCTGGCCGAGTTCCGCGAGTTCATCGCCGAGCACAGCGACGAGAAGGACGTTCGCCCGTGGGGGAACAGCAGTTCGTTCGACATGACGCTGCTGAACTCGGCCTACATTCGCATCGGCGAGAAAGCACCGTGGCGCTTCTATAACGAGCGCTGCTTCCGCACCGTCCGCAATATGTACCCGAGCGTCGAATACAACCCTGACGATAAAGGCGGCGGCGCGCACAACGCGCTGACCGACGCCATCTTCCAGGCCCAGCATTTGTTCAAGATCAAAAATCGAAATGCGCGAAAGCAAGATTGAAGACCTCCTGCACCAGCGGATCAAAGACCTCGGCGGCGAACACCGCAGGGCTAAGTGGGTCGGACGCAACGGTGCTCCAGACGACTACATCATGGTTCACCCGCGCTCGTCGCCCCGCTGGTGGCAAAACGGGTTCGTCGGTTGGGTCGAGTGCAAGGCACCGAAGAAAGGGCCGCGCTCAGACCAAGCCCGCGAGCACGAGCGCATGCGAGCGTTCGGCATCCATGTGCTCGTAATCAACACCCCCGAACTGATCGACTTCTACTTCCCACTCCCTGAAAGCAAGCAATGACCAATCCGATCTCCGCAGACATCTCAATCATCAAGCTCTGGTTCGAGCGCGCTGTGCCGAACCCGACCGACAAGAACCGGGCCGTGCAGATCGGTGTTCACTTCGAGGAAGTGGCCGAGATGGCTGAAGCGATCCGTGAGGATAAGGTTCACGAAAAGCTCGCGTACATTGCCGATTTTCACAAGCGTTTGAACCAGGGGTTTGCGACTGACGACCCCCTGGTCAACCGCAAAGAACTACTCGACTCGCTGTGCGACCAGATCGTCACGGCGGTCGGCGTGGCCCATATGTTCGGCATGGACATTGCCGGTGCGCTGTCGGAAGTGAATCGCAGCAATTGGTCGAAGTTTATCGACGGACAGCCGGTGTTCAACGAGCACGGCAAGATTGCCAAGGGGCCGGAGTACACGCCACCGAACCTTGACTCGTTTCTGTGAACTGCCGTCAAAAATGGCGGGTTCGCATGCTTCGCCTTCGCGTTGACTACTTGGACGGCGCGGGGCTTGCGCGACTGCTCAATGAGGTTGTTGACGCCGAGATTGCGTCTCGCCCACTCAACCTAAGCGCGACGCCATGGCGAATTGTCAGGACGCTCGCTTGCGAAGCGGTAGACGACGAAATCGGGGCGGTAGTTTGGGCAGCCCGGCGCGAGCGCGAGCGTCGGCTGAAACTTAGAAACTTTGAACCTCGTCGATGATATTCACCCCCCGCCCCTACCAGCAGATCATTCGCGACTTCGGGCTTGCGCACCGCCGCTGCAACATCTTCGCTTCGCCCGGTATGGGCAAGACAGCGGCCGGCATCGACATCTTCGAGAGTCGGCGCCTGTTCGGTGAAGCCAAGCGCATGCTGGTTCTCGCCCCGAAGCGAGTGGCTGTCAGCACTTGGCCCAAGGAGGTGCCCAAGTGGCACGAATCGTTCGGCCACCTGACGACTGCCGCTGCGGTCGGAACGGTAGACGAACGCATCGCTGCGCTCCGCAGGAACGCGCACATTACCAGCATCAACTACGACAACATCGCTTGGCTGTTGGAGGTCTACAAAGACCACTGGCCTTTCGACATGGTGCTGGCTGACGAATCGACGCGGCTCAAGGGGCTCAGGGTCTCCCTGCAACCGGGCAAGACGCGCAAAGACGGAACGACCGGCGAGGCATACCTCACCGGCCAAGGAGCGTCGCGCGCAAAGGCGCTAGCCGACATCGCGCACACCAAGATCAGGACGTGGATCAACGCGACCGGATCGCCGGCCCCAAACGGACTCGTCGATCTGTGGGGTCAGCAGTGGTTCGTTGACGCCGGCCGCAGGCTCGGCAACAGCTTCAGCGCCTTCAGCGACCGCTGGTTCCGCGCCGTGCCCGGCAGTGACGGGTACTCGAAGATCGAACCCCTGCGCTACGCCCAGGCCGAGATCGAAGCGCTCATGCGCGAGTGCTCGATCACGGTGGACGCGAAGGATTGGTTCCCGCTTGAGAAGGTGATTGAGCGCGAGGTCTACATCGACCTACCGAACAAAGCGCGCAAGGTCTACAACGAGCTTGAGAAGGAACTGTTCGCGATGCTCGAAAGCGGCATCCCGGTCGAAATCTTCTCGGCCGGCAGCAAGTTGCAGAAGCTCCTGCAAGTCGCCAGCGGCAGCATCATCTACGACACCGAGGCGCGCAAGTGGGAAGCCCTGCACGACGAGAAGCTGGAAGCGCTGAAGTCGATCAAGGAGGAAACCAACGGTGAGAACCTGCTGGTGGCCTACCAGCACAAGGCCGACCTCGCGCGCATCCTCAAGGCGTTCCCCAAAGCTGTGTATCTGGACGACAAGCCATCGACCGTTGACCGATGGAACCGGGGCGAGATACAGATGCTCGTGTGCCACCCCGCAAGCGCGGGGCACGGGTTGGACTTGCAGCACGGCGGCCGAATCCTCGTGGACTACGCCACCGGCTACAACCTCGAATACGACGAGCAAGTCATTGAGCGCCTCGGCCCCACGCGCCAGTACCAAGCCGGCTACAAGCGCTCGGTGTTCCGCTACCGGATCATTGCTCGCGACACGATGGAAGAACACGGCTCGCTGCCGGCCGTGCAGCGCAAGATGAGCATTCAGGACAGCTTCAAGCACGCCATGAAGGTGCGGCGCGCTCAGGGTTAACCCCTTGCTCGTTATTTAGCAATTGCGGTATGCTTTCAGCACCATGTTTCGCAAAGGGAGTACGCCATGAGCGTCAACGGAGTAGAGATCAGAGTTGGTCAGATTTGGAAGACACGCGGGGGCGCCGAGGCGGTTGTGACCTCGCGTGTGCCGGCCATGCGCAGAGCCATTCAGGTTCAGTTCAAGGACGGCACAACGTCATCCCTGTACCTGAACGGCCGGCAGTTCGGTGAAGGTGACGGCACGGACGACTTGCTGTTCCTCGTCGAGTGCCCCGAGGCCCGGCCCGAGCGCCGCCTGCGCGGCGAGCCGTCAAGCAATCAGATGCGGCGCAAGACCGACTGGCCGAACGTCAAGCCAACCGTCGAGCCTGTCGTTCCAGACCTCAAGGCGAGCCCCGAGGAATTTGCGGCGAGCATCCCTGGTGCGCTCGGCGAACCTGAGGTTCCTGCGAACTCACCCCGGCGCGGAATGAGTGAGGCTATCCCGCCGTTCGCAAAGATGCTCATCGACGAGTTCGAGCGTGAGCAAGCTGAACGACTCGAAGAAATGCTCGCCGAAGTCGATAAGCATTCGGCCCTGAGCGTGCAAGTCGGTGGTGGGCACTACAAGTCATTCGCCATTCAGCCAGTCGAGTTCATCCACCGCAACGGCATCCCGTTCATCGAAGGGAACGCCATCAAGTACCTCTGCCGCTGGCGCGACAAGGGCGGCATTCAAGACTTGGAGAAGGTCAAGCACTACATCGACTTGCTGATTGAGATGGAAAGGGAGAAAGCAAAATGAGTACAGCATTCTGGATAGTCCTCGCACTGTGCGCCGGCACAGCCTTTGGTTTCGGCCTGTCTGCATTGCTTGCGGCCAATGGGCCGAACGATGAAGACGATGACCCTGCAAGCGACTTGCCGACATCGCCCGACACGCCGCGACTTGACTACCTCATCGCGCAGAAGTTCAACGTGACGCACACGGGCGGCATGTGGGCCGTGCTCAAGAGCGAAGACCACCAACTCGTTTCCATCGGCCTCGACCTCCGTGGTTGCATCGACAGCGCAGAAAGGCAGCAACGTGGCTGATGAGATCGACAAGACCGTAGACCGCGACGAGCTTGAACGCCCAGCGCGGATAGCTGCCAGCCGGCGCCCGGAAGGGCCGGTGGCAAACGGTTCTTGCCACTACTGCGGCGAGCGCATCCCTGAGCCGATGCGCTGGTGCGACGCCGACTGTCGGAACGAGTGGGCCGAGATGCAGGCGAGGAAGCGGTGAGAGTCGTTCTTTTTCAGCGCGGCAGTTTGGGGCCGCTATACATGACGGACGCGCTCCTTACCAAAGAAGGGCACATCGCAAGCGGGTACGTTGTCAACGGTGCTTGGTATTACAAGCGTGACGGTGACCGCTGTAGTTCCAACGACTACTACGGGAAAGAAACTCACTCATGGGGCGCCGACCCTGGCGAGCGAGTTGTTCTTGTCCCCGACGAGATCGCGGATCGGCACAGTGGCTACGAGGGTGTGATCGCGTGGGCTGAAACGCGATGACCCGCATCCTCACCCCCGAGCAAGTGGCCGAGATGCTCGGCTGCACACCCGAGACCGTGCGTGAGAAGACCCCGCACATCATCCCCGGCGCCAAGTTCGGTCGCGATTGGGTCTACAGCGAGTCGCTGGTGGTGCGCGCGGTGGAGCGCATGAGTACCGTGGTGCTGGTGGATTCGCTGAACGGACCGTTACCTAAGTCGAAAAACGGAATGGTGAAAGCCGCAGATGTTTTGGCATATCGAGACGCGCACCAAGTCTCGTTGTCCGAAGCGTTCTACAAAGTCACCATAGCTACCAAAGACGAGCCGCCAAGTCTGAACCCCTGAGCGACGCATACCGGCGCAGCATGCGCAAGTCCTTGTGGCCGGTGATGCGCGCTATCTGCACGTCGCTCAGGGTCGTGCGCTCGTAGAGCCTGCACGTCGCCTCATGGCGCGCGTCATGCAGCCGGAAGTCCCCACACCCGGCCAACTCGAACACCGTACCAAAGCGCCGGCTCAAGAGCGACGTGACACGCCGCAGATCGGCAGCATCCCCCGAGCGCAGCCACGGGAACCCCTTGAACCCTTGCAGGCGCGCGACCGCCACGGTCGATAGCGGAACCTGCCGGCTGTCGCCGTTCTTGGTGCGGTCAAGGAACACGGTGCGCTGACCGAGGTCGATCTGATCCGGCGCCAGGGTGAACATCTCCCGCAGCCGCATCGCCGTCTCAAGCGCGAGATCGAACAGCAGCGTGAGGTCAGGATCGACCGCTACGCCTCTTTCCCGGTCGGGTGGCACCCATCCCCCCAGCACCTTCCTGATCGCGGCTTCCTCGCCCGATGTGAGCCGCCTGTCGCGCTCCACGTCGCGCACGGCGCCGTCGCGGTAGCTGGCGTAGCGCTTGGGGAGCATCTTCAGGGGGTTGGACTCTTGGTGCTGCGGCCGGCTCCGCACGAGCCAGTCCAGGCAGCGGGACAGCGCCCCGGCGTAGTGCCGGATCGTGCTGGGCGACAGCCGCTCGGTCTGCATGCTGGTCACCCAGCGCTCGACCCAGGGGTAGTCGAGGGGGAGCGCCACGCCGGCCAGCTTTCGGCTCAGGGTGTCCAGCAGGAGCCGGTCAGATTCCGGCAGGGTGACGGCAGCGGAGTACGCGGAGATTGCGCCCACGACCGTCTGCTGATCGACCCGGCTCACCTTGGCCTTCACAGCCTTCGGCACAACCCCCACGGCCAGCATGGATTCAAGCTGCCGAATGTAGTCGTCGCCGCGCTGCTCGTCCTCGAAGCTGACGTATAGCGGCCGTTCGAGCAGCCGGTGCTTGACCCGGTAGTACCACCGGCCGTTGCGGTGTCGCTTGTTTGCCATCGGGTGACATTGCCACCCGTTCGGGGTGGCGTCAAACCCTGTGGGGCCGTTTACGAGGTTCGCGAATAGCGAATACCGTCGCTAAGTGCTTGATTCTTTGGAGGCGCGAGCCGGAATCGAACCGACGTACACGGCTTTGCAGGCGGTTCGCTCCCTATATAAATCAATTACTTGGAGCCGTTGTCACCCGATTGGCACGCATTTCGATCAGCTTCGATCTGTGTGCGCAGCAACATCACTTCGGCGTCGCGTCGGTCAATGATGCTTCGACCCTCTGCAAGAAGGTCGAGACTTTCACCGAATAGGCTACCGAGGGTCGCGAGTCGATCTGCGAGACCGATGTTGGCAGCGGCGGGAGTTTGATCGGTTCGACCACCACCGGAGGTGAAACCAGCGATTTGCTTGCGCAGCCGGTCAACAGTAGCAGCATCAGCGCGAGCGCGCTCTTGGGCAGCAGCCCGGTCTTTGAGGAAAGCATCTTCGGCCTCTTTGGTCTTGCGGTTGTGTTCTCGGAGTAGCTCCAGCTTTTCTTCGGCCGCAAGGCGGGCCGTGCGCTCGGCAGCGACTTTCTGCTCGGCCACGACCAGCTTCAGTTCAGCAAGCTCGGCGCGCGCCGTCTTGTGCTGGTAGCTCTCGTGCAGGAAGCCGAACGTCAGGGCCGCGATGGCTGCGACGAACACCCAGCGCGGGATGAGATCGACGATGCCGAGCGTCATGCCAACCACTCCATTGCCCGACGCGCCATGTCGGTGCGCTCGGTCAAGTGCATGAGCGCCGGCCCGTTCACGCGCCGCGTGATGCTGCGCATGTCACGACCATCGGCCAATTCGTTGCAACCGTTGGTGTCCCAGAACCACGCCGCCGTCAGCGCCGCGTGCTCGGGCTGCTCAACCATGTCGGGGAACTTGACGTAATCGTGGCGCAGCGCAGCGCCGGCCGCTTCGTAGTTCTTTCGCCAAGTTAGTTGCAAAAGTCCGCGACCCTCGTAGCCTTCGTACAAAAGTTGTGCTAGCGCCTTCGGATTACGGGCGTATGGCTCTGCGTCTTTGACCGTCTTGAACGCGCGAGGAAAGATCGTCAGCAAGCGAGCCGGGTCACGGTAGAACAAGTTCTCTCGCAATTGCGAAAGATGAGCAGACTCGATTGCCACGGTGGCAAGAAAGCACGCCTGTCGGTTGGGGTTGCTGATGTCGAACCGCGTCATCGCAGCGTTAAGCGGCGCGGCCAGCAGCGATGCGTGTTCGATCTTGGCACCGCAAGCGCGGGCGATTTCTTCGATGGTCAGCATGGTCAAACCTCGATCAATTCAATGGGGAGGGTGGGCGCGGCACCTTCGACGGCACCGTCACGAAAGAAAACTCGGTCACCAATCGTCGCCTCGCCCCGGGCGGTCTCGATGCCGCCGCCCGGCAGTTCGATGGTGCACACGCCGCCGTCCACGGCCAGCACGTTACCGACTTGCAGCGGGCGCTTTGGCAGGAGACCTACGAGTCGCTGAAACGGGTTGTAGCTCATGCCAAAGTCTCCAAGGTGATCGACTGCTGGACATTGGCCCCGCCGCCGCCGACTGTAACGCTGGTGGCGCGCACGATGCCGAGCCGCTCGACCGCGCCGTCCGTGTAGCGCACCCACTTGCCCGGGGGGATCACCCCGGTCGCCGTCAGCACCGGCAGGGAGAGCGACACGTCAGCCTTGCGGCCGGCCGCGCCGAGGATCGAGATGCCGCGCTGACGCGCCGCTGCGATCTCGGTGATGAGCGGGTCGGTCACCATCGGAGCAACCAAGTCGCCAGCCGTGCCGCCGCGCGTCACTCGGCCCAGGATGCCGGCCTGCTGACCGCTGACGAACACGCGGTTGTAGTCAGGGTTCGTGCGCCACTCGATACCCTCGCGGGTCATCACCGCGCTCGGGATCACGAAGTCGGGCGTGACGGTGTTCCACTCCCACGGCGCGACCGGATAGCGCGAGAGCGCCGACAAGGATTGCAGCGTCGGGTGCGGTTGCAGGTAGCCACCGGCCGCGCCGACGATGGCGTTCAGCGCGTCGATGTACGAGCCCTGGGCCGAGAACGCGCCGGCAGGAACAGACCAGTCGGTGAGTTGCCAGTCCACGGCCCAGCCGAGCGGCACGCCGTTGATCGTGAGCACCTCGTTCGCGATCTGCTGCGCGGTCAGCGTAGACAAGTTCGCGAAGTTCTGGATCGGCGCGTAGGGTGCTGCGAGCAGCGCGCTCTTGCCACGGCCGGAGACGCGGATCGACTCGTTGCCGAAGCTGCGGTCGCTGCTGATCTGCTCGACCAGCACGCGGTAGTTCGAGCCGTTGATCTGGGCTTCGAGTTCGGTCGGCTCGCCGGCCACAGGCTCGACATCGGCCAGCGACGAGCGCGGCAGCGATGCGCTGAAGCTCCACGTCCAAGAGTCAACGTCGATGGACAGGGAGACCGCCGACGCCGGCAGGTTCAGGTTCCCGACAACGCGCTTCAGCGCAACGTCATTAAGCACGATGTAGACACTCCGAACAGGTACGACGACCAAGCCCGGCGGGGGCGGCGGTTCCTCGTGATTTTCGCAGATGAAAAGCAACTGCGATGTGGCGCCGAACGCATCTGCGAAAACCAGATGCGCGCTCGGCGTGTAGCAGGGGTCAAGCGGCAGGGGTGGCGTGATGCCGCTCCACATGCCTGCCGGTGGGCGCATCGCCTCTTGGAAGCGCGTGCCACGGCGCAGCACGAACGGAGCACCGCGACCGGCCGATGTGAGCCGAGACATGCGCAACTTGACACCCTCGGCCTGCCGCGTGCGCAGGCTCGGTCGGCGGTCGCGGAACCGCTCTTGGTGGTCGGTCTTGGCGCTCTGGCGCAGTCGGATCGCCTCGTCGTGCCCCGCCGCCACGGCTGGGCGCCGGTCGCGCAGCATCTCCGTGTGCTGCGTCCGCGCGCTGCCACGCAGTCGGTCGGCGTCGGTGTGGGCTGCTGCCGCACCTGACCGCGCACCGATGCCAACAGACTGAGAGGTCTGCACACCGGCTGGCAACTGAATAGCGGGCGTGTGGCGCGTTTCAAAGCCAGTGGGTAGGGCCACCCCCTTGTCCACGTCCGTTTGAGCGCCTACGCGCACGATTGCGGCTTCCGTGTGTGGCAGTGCGGTGTGCCCAACAGTCGGGCGCTCGGTGTTGCTGTCGAACTCGGCGGTCGCTGCGAACGTGAGCCCAGGTAGCGTCGCCGCCAGCGTGGCGTCGTTCGGCTTCCCGCCGAAAGCGGATAGCGTGGGTGCCGGTAGCGCTGCTTGCAGCGTCGCTTCGTAGATGGTAAACGGCGCCCACTGCCCTTGCGCGTTGAACGTGGGCGCCGGCAGCGTGGCGCTCAGGGTCGCGTCGTTTGGCTTGACCCCGTAAGCCGAGAAGGTCGGCCCGGTCAGCGTGGCGCTCAGGGTGCCTTCGGTGACGACCAGCAAGTCCTCGTTGAAAACGAGGTTGACGGGGCCGGGCGTCGCAAGCTGCGGGCGCGAGAACAACAAGTCGCCAGGGCCAGCAGGGTACTCGCCCGTTGCGGCCGTCAGGGTCGCGGTGTCATCACCGACCTCCGCAGCAGACAGCGAACCTACGCTTGTCGCAGCGAGGTTTAGCTGCCAGATGAACATGGGTCAGCCGTTAACCGAACTCGGCCAGGATGATGCGAATGCCGCCACCAGCGAGAAGGTTGACGGTCTCCAGCTTGATCTCACCGGAGCCGGCCATGTTGCTCACATCCACGTCCATGCTCGCGTTGCCGTCGCCATTGACGATGCGCGCCCAGGTTGGCGTGCCGTCAGCCAACACCAGTGCGTCGGATGGCTCCGACAGCACGAGCTTGTTGCCGACGACCGTGCCAGCAGGGTCGTCAAGCGTCACGGTCGCGAGCAGCGTCGTGGTTGCCCCGCCGCCTGCTGGGCGCGGCGCGGTGTAGAACTGGATCAGCGCAGGGTTCGGCCCGCGACTCAGGTTCGCGAGCGTGCCGGCGAGCCGGTCTTCGTTGTGCAGTTGAGAAATCCAGACGGTCACATCGGCTCCGGCAGCATGTTGTCCGCGATGACTGCGCGGTAGTTGTTGACGTTATCGTAAGTGACGACCGTGAATCGCTGTGTGCGGTCAAGATTCGGGAAGGCGTAGTTGCCAGTCACCGAATCGCTCCAAGTCTCACGCACGAACCTACCGCTGAACTCGTGATAGAGCCGAACCTTGCGAGCGAGAGGGGTGTTCGTCGGCGTGGACTTCTCCTTTACCGTGCCGACAATCATTCCGGTGCCGCCGAAGTTGCGGTCGAACTCCACGATGCGTGGGTTGTCCGGCCCGGCTTTGAAGTTCGCAGCAGGCTTTGGGTTGCCGGGTAGGCGCGCTGGGTTCTCAAGCGAGCCATACGACAAGTCGCGCACAGGGTTTGCGTAAGGTGCGGTCGGGCGCGTGAATGGCCCGCCGAACTGCGGAAACCCGATGACGACACGAACCTCGTCGATCTGCCCAACAAACGATGGAGCGGCGTTGAAGCTGTCACCACCTACGGAGAAGTCGAAATCCACACCACTAAACGGGTCTGAACTAACCGGGGTGGTGAAAACACCGTTGTCGGCACCGTCTAGAAAGATGCGAAGGGTGCCGTCAGGGTTGTGCGAGATCGCAACGTGCTGCCACTCATCTAGCGTCAGTGGTGTAGTCGAAACGCTGTCAACTCGACTATTTAAGTTGTCGTTTCGTAATACATAAATCCGACCGTCTGGTGTGAGACCGATCCCGGGTCTAGCAAAGACGCTGTAACCATTCCATATAACGACACCCCCGCTCGGGTTAAACGCGGTCGGACGCGCCCAGAAGTCAATAGACCAAGGAATAGAGCTTGAGATTCGCAACGCAGGGCCGAACGTGACGCGCCTCTGGATTGTCGAGTCTGAATTGCCCGCCGACCTCGCTCCGAACTTCGCAATCGTGTCGGGCGCGAACCCGACACGCGCTGTTTCAGGTCGGCCGTATATCGACGAGTCAACGAAGGTTCCGCTCGCCTCATCGAAGTGGACGAGCAGTTTCGTGGCGATCTCAAGCGGCGTCATCGGCATGGGTTACGCCCACGGCCCGGTTACGTCAAACGCATACGCACCCGAACCACTCGTCACCGTGATGAATCGCTTGCCCGGGTAGCCGACCACGCCCGAGATGCGCGAGAAACTCGGGAAGCCAGTAGTGCCCACACGCTGCGGGAACGCGAATAAGCCAGGAATCCGACCGCGAAACGCGCCGGGTGCGGTTGTGGTGCAAAGATTCCAAGGCGAGAGGTATACGCTACCGTCTAAATCGTTTGGAAACGCTATGTGGTCGGACGAGTTTTCGCCGGATCGGTAGCCTGATGTTGCCCCGATAAACGTCGGGTAGAACGATCTCGTCCATGCCGCGCCACCCAAGCCGAAGTATTCACGGGCACTGCATATAGCGGGGTTTGCTCGGCTGTCAAACTCGTCACTGCGAGAACCCGTACCGTTGAAAGCCGCTTCGTTCTGGAACCCGTGGATGATGCAGTTGAATACATCGTTCGAGCCGACCCGTAAGAAGTCTCCGAACATACCGGAAGCAGAGTAGTTCGACATGCCGGGCTGCTGGCTCGCCATCCAGTACATGAACCGCTCATTCGCAACGACGATCCAATTACGAGCCGTTGCGTCAGCGGAGTTGCTACGCACCCAGAACAACTCACCGTCCGTTTGCAACGCGACTGTTGGGAAACGACCCGTGCCGCTGTTCACGTCGCTCATGGTCTCAAAGCCGTTGACGCGAGCGCTGTAGTTGTTGCTGTCGTTCACCCGCAGGAAGAAGCGAGTGCTGGTCACGTCGGCGCTGCGATACGCCGCGAGGTTGGTGTCGGAGAACGGCTTACCCCAGCCTGCCGCTGCGAGCTTGTGCGACGGAGTTCCCGTGGCGGTTTGGTTCGCGATGCCGGTCGCGTCGAACGTGTAAGACGTGCTGTTCGCGCTCAAGACCTTGCGCTGACCGTTGATGACTCCACCCGTCACCGTGGCGCCGCTGATCTCGGCAACAGCATCAACCTCGAACGGGTGCCCTGCCCCGCGCGTCACCGTGGCGATGCCGCCAGAGATGACGATGGAATCGACCGTCTGCGAACCCCAGCCGTTGACAAGGCATGCGTCCAGCACACCGATCAACGAGCCTGGGGTTCCGCTCAGGACGGGAGCCCCGGGCATGCCAGAGTGAAAAATCTTTACTGAAGCGCTCATTGGGTCTCTCTTTATGGGCGGTCAACGTCGCCGCGAACCAAGATGGTGAAGTCGTCACTGACCACGGTCTCCGGCCCCTGCAAGATCGTGCGAGCAACCCAGACTGGCACCGTCGCGCCCACCGTGTTGAAGCGCAGCACGTTGCCGACACTCCAACCCAGACCCCAACCCTCGGACTGCAAGGTGAAATACGGCTGGCCGGTCGATGGGTTCAGCGGTGCAAGATCGACACCCGTGTTGCCGGTGCCGATGACGCCAACATGCTCACCCACGACGTTGAATGCGGTCGTGTTCGTGAAGATTAGCGCCCAGCGCTCGGTCAGCGCCCCGGCGTTGGTCGTGACGATTGGGTGCAGCGTGTCGTTGTAGCTGCCGGTGGCCGAGTTGCCGATTGGCGAGTCGCGCCACTCGTTCGTCCAAGAGACTTGATCGAACGCAGGTTGCACCCGAGCACGCACATCGCCGGCCACAAGGGCACTTGATATGTAGGAGCCTGGAACCGGGTAGACGTGAGTGCTCGGGCGCGTAAAGCTGATCTGGCCGGTGATCTGCGCGTTGCTCACCAGTGCCGTGTCTTCAATGCGATGCTCGACCGTCACGGGCTGGCTGTAGCCTGCGACGTTCGTGAAGGTCACCGTGCCGGCGTCAAGGTCTGCCGTGTAGCCGGTGTTAATGATGACCCCGTTGTTGCCGACGACGCGCACTCGCGACAACCGCGTGCGACCGCAGTTGATAACTTGCGCGTTTGCGACAGTTGTCGGCCCGACTGTGCCGGTGTGGCCGAGTACAGCGAACGTGCCCTGACGGAAGATGGGCACACGCCCGTCGGCGGGTAGACGAACCGGGTTCAGACCCAAGATGTCAGGGTCGAGCGGCAGGTACGAGTAGCCCGTGGCGTTGTAGCGCAGCGTGTCAGCCCGCACTTGGTACTGCTGGACATAGGTTACTCCGGCCAGCCCCAGGTCGGTGAGGTCAACAACGCCGGGGTCTGCCGCCATCGACACGGGCACTCGTCGCCCGAAGTACAGCACCGCGATACCCTGCTCGAAGTCAACCTTACCAAAGACGCCATAGCTACCCGGGGTCGAACCCACAACGGCCGTCCCACTGATAACCGCACCCGCGCTGTTCGGTGTGGCCGTGAACGTCGCACCAGATACGGCGAACGTACCTGCAATCTGGAAACCACTGTTGACCAGCGGCGAGACGGCTGTCCTGAACGTAGCCGAAGTAACCACGAGCGGTGTACCGAGCCCGAGAGGTGGTTGTGTCGCACCCGCGATGCGAGTAACGAGAGACGATGCTCCAGCCGGCCAAGTCGTTAACAGAACACCAGCCATTCCGCCGACGAGAGATGCGGAGCCAACCGTGGTTCCGACGCCCGTTGACGCATTCGGGTTCACGACTATCGTGCCGCCCGACTTGACGTAGTAACCCCCGGCAAAGTCGAAGTTCTGGATGTCGAGCGAGAACTGCGTCGTACTACCATACCCACCAGCGTTGGCCGGCAAGAAAATGTTGTCCATCGCGACACTGCCGGTGAACAGTACGGTGTCTGCACCGGACGCCCGCACCTCGACCGCATTACCCTGCGAACCCAACCACCACGCCCATTCGGGTGCGGGAATCTGCTCCGCACCTGGGCCATTCAGGATAACCAATGGGCTCGGGGAAGTGAAGTAACCAACCAGCCGCTCGCTGTACCCTCCCGCCGCAACGGAGAAGGTTTGTGGCGAATATACCGGGATCGTCGCCGAATACCCGGCCGTGACGGTCTTCTGTAAGGTTATCGCGCCGCTGACATAGTTGATCGTGCCGACCGTGACGAAACCCGATGCGCCGGAAGCGCGCAGCGAACCTGAGCCGTTGTCCGTAATCCGAAGGCTGATTCGCTTGGTGGTGGACGACCCGGAACCGTTTGACGAAGGAATTTGCGCCACGACCGAAAGCTCAACGCTATTGGCCTTCTGGTTCGCAGGTAGGGTGGCCGTCCACACCGTACCACCATCACCAAACGACGCGATGTTGTTGGTGGTAGCTGCCGTCTCTGTCAGTGCAACCGAGATGTTGGTGTTGACCTCAGGTAAGTTGTTCGGGCGGAAGTCAACGATGCCGGTGGCGTAGTTGACCGTGCCGGTCGCATCGCCCGTCAGCACGCCGGCAGTGTCGGTTGCGCTCTTGGCGCCACCGTCGTTCCAAGTCAGCGACAGCGTGCCCGGCTTGATTGCACGGTTTAGCGTCATGAGCTTACCGAAGCGGCGCGGAAGGCTCGGCCCCGAGGCGTCAACCGTGGCGATAGGTAAAGACGCAGCAGCCGGTTGGCAGACAGCGATGATGCTGCTACCTGCATCCGGCAGCGCACCCAAGGTGACCGTCACCGTTCCGGTCGATTCGTTCAAGGTGCCGGCGCCAATGCTCGATGTCGAGCCGCGCAGAGCACCAGAGCCGTCGTCGGAAAGGACGTACCAAGTGCCACCCGAGCGGTAGCTGATCTGCAACGAACCGCGAGCGGGCGGCGGGTCGAGAGTGAACACCCAACTGAGGCGCTGCGACTCGGTGGTGACGGCTGCGCTAAACGACTCGGCAACTAGGATCGGCGTGAACGCCGGGGTGTAATTGACCGCAAAGGTTTGCTGACCTGCACCATAGACGTTGGTGCTCAAGGTGAGCACGCCGTTGGCGTAGTCAATGATGCCGACTTGATCGTCCGTCGCATTGACCAACAGACCACCCTTGTCGCGCACGGTTATCGCACTCGCCGATACCGTCAGACTCCCCGGCAAGATGCCGCCACCTACGAACATGCGGGTGGCGGTGTTCCAAGATGTCGTGATGTTCCGAGAGAACGTGTCTCCGGCCTTAACCAGTGCTGCACTCTGCTGGTTCATGCGAGCGTCAGCGATGGGTACTTCTATGCGCGTGCTGGGCACAAGCTGCGTGAAGATGCTCGCAGCCTGCACCGTAAAGTCGCCAATAGCTACTGCGCTCGTGATCGGAACCACACCGTAGTACCGGGCGGCGTCGGCTATAACGGTATCGCTAACGCGGGTTTTGCCGGTGTAGTCGATGCCCACGTTGAATCGAGCAGCCTCGAAGCCGTTGAAATCGGCCTGTAGCTGGTCGCTGATGTTGCAGATGACTTGGGTGCGCTTAAATTCACCTTTGTCGTCTTCGAAAGTTCGCACCATCGACGAGACTGCCGTGACACGCACGAACTGCGCAAACTCGTTTGCTAAACCTTGGTTCTTGGTCAGCACGAAAGTCTTACCAATAATCGGTAGGGGTTCTTCGTTGCGCTGCAACAGCATCACAACGCTTTGACCTTCAAGGTGGTCGCCGAACAGGAGACCTGGGTACGCCGCACCACGAGCAAGGTACGACTCCATGCGTGCAGCAGCCTCGCTGCGACGGTCGAACACATCGCCCGTGGCGAACAGGGTTGCGCTGACGCGGGGGTCTTCAAAGGGTTCGGCCACGATGATGTTCGCACCGAAGAAGCCGTCCGTGTCTGCGGTGCGAACCTGGGCAAAGACCTTGCGCAGATTCACCCGGCCGCCTGCGCGGTCGAGTTCGCTGATGTCGGGGAAGATGGTGTTGCTTGTCGCGTCTTCGATGATGGTCGCCGAAGGGGCGCCGCCACCTTCGGGAACGTCATCCATGACGGACGACGCGATGAGCTTGATGTCGCCAGCAGAGATGGTCAAGGTGTGACTTCCATAAAGCGCAAGGTGCAGCGGTAGTAATCTCCCGCTACTACGTCGCTGTAGTGAACAACGGGCGCGGCGGTTACGCCCTGCCCGTCTTGATGGCGGAACATCACCGTCCGAGCAGTGTTGTGGATTGTCAGCGTCATCGTCTTGCCGGGGACTGCGGCCCAATTTCGCAAGGCTTCGATGGTCGTCCGGTTCATCCAGCCGCTCTGGTCGTCTTCCGGCTCCAAGGTGATCGGCCTGCCACCCACCCGCGAGTTGACTTGCACCACGAGCGCGCCAGTGATGGTGCGCTCGGCAGTCTGCTCGACCGGGTGCCAGTCGTTCTCATCCGACCAGAACAGATCAGGGTTCAGGGTGATGCCGGTTGTACCGTCATGCAAAACAATCATCGCGGGCATGTCAACCTCCGGTGCCGCGTCCTGCGGCGGTTTCTAGTTGTCGCAGCAGCGCCGCCAATGCGTCGGCGTCGCGCTGCGTGGCAGTTCGGATTGTCGTCCGACTTCCGTTAATGTTCACGTTGACGGTGTAGCCGCCCGAGGACTGCGAGCCACCCTGCGACGGTGCTTTCGCTTCATTCTCTTTGTTGATCCTGTCCTGCTCGGCTTCGGCCACGGCTCGGCGGAAGATTGCGACCCAACCTTCTGAGTCGAGGCGACCTTCGAGTGTCACCGCACCTGGGCCGGCCATTTGCGTTGCTGCGAGGTTGTTTTCTGACGCACGCAAGCCGGCGCGCAACGAGTTCAGTTCGTCAGCAGTGAATTTCTCACCGCGTTGTAGGCGACTGCGAACGTCGAAGTTGTAGCTCGCGTCCACCGGCCCACCTTGCCGACGCAGGCTCGCAACCTGTTCTGCGGAGCGGCCGTTCTCGTCAAGTGCGATGCCGTTGTTGCGGTCGCCGATACCCGACAACGGGTTGTTGCGGCTGGAACCGCCACCACCACCGCCACCGCCACCTCCACCTCCACCTCCACCTCCACCACCTCTAGAAGCCGGTGTCGCAGATTTTTCAGCGTTAAGCCTTCGGATACTCGCGGCTTCTTTGTCGTTGACCTTGGCCGAAACCTCGCCCGCTTCGGCTTCCTTGAGTTTGATCCTTTCGTTGAGAATCCGAAGTTGGTACTCCTTCTCCTTGACAGGGTTGAGCGTATCTGCGGCGCGTTCTTCCTCAAGTTGCTTTTCGATGAGGGCAATCGTCGCTTCGATTTCTTCTTTCTTGCCGGCTGCGGCAAGTCGAGTGATTTGCGCCTGAATTTCTTTCTGCTGGATCAGGGCGCGCGTTGCTGCGGCCTCATCATTGTTCAAGCGCGCGATCTGCTCGGCCGCCTGCGCTTCCTGCAACTTTGCTTGCAGGCGCGCGACCGCCAATTGGTTGTCTGCACGCTTCAAGTCGATGGACAAGCGCAGTTGCTCGTTCTCGTCGCTCAGTGCGTCCTTCAGGCGCGCAGCCGCAGCCGCAGCACCTTCTTTGAGTTTGGTGTACTGCTCTTGGTCGATGCGACCCGCGCGGTACAGCCGAGCACCTTCGGCTAGTGCCACATTCGCTGCGGTCAGCGCAACCCGAAATTCCTCGACTCGCTTGGAGTTGTCGGCGTAGGCTTCGCTGGCTAGTTGACGCGCGATGCGAACGGATTCGAGGTTCCTCAGTTCGGCGCGCGAGGCTTCAGCTTCGGCTGTCGCTTTACCCAGCTTCTTGTCGATCTCATCAAGCTCTTTCTGACGAAGCGACAGGTCTTTCTCGGTGCTGAGAATCAGTTCGCGCTTGGCGTTGAGTTCAACAGCGAGAGTCGCCGCCAGAGCCTCGCGCGCAGCAACTTCCTGCGTCTGTGCGCCCACCTGACGCTCGATAGCCTGCACCGAAGCGTCAAGTGCTGCAACCTCGGTGCCGCGCAGGGCGGCGGTGCGCTCGATGACCTCGGCTTCTTCCTTGGCGACCTTGACGCCTTGGCTGGCAGTGAAGATTGAAAGCTCTTGCTGCTTCGTCAGTTCGGCAAATGCTAGGCCAAGTTGATTGATTCGGGCGCCAACATCTAGCGACTGGTCGCCGAGAATCTTCTGAGCTAGCGTCGTCGCCTCAGTGGCGCTGCGGTACGTTAGTGCGGACTGTGCGACCTCGGTGTAGCGAGCGTTCAGTTCCGCGTTCTTGGACGAGACCTCTGAAGTCTTTTGTGCCTGCTCTTGGATCGAGCGATTCAGTTGGCGCGCAGAAGCATCGGCTTGACTCATCAAGCCGATGGATACGAGCCATTGATCTCCGTAGAGTTGCAGTCGGTTGCGAGCCTCAAGTGCTAGTTCGCCGATCCGCTCCATTGGGTTTGTGAGCGTCACCAGCGCGGCTGCGGCGGCCCCGAACGAGCGGCCAAGGAACGTCACACCCTCGAACAGCGCGCCGAGCGCGCTGGTTACGCTTTGCACGAGCCCATTTAGAACAGCTAATCCACCACGCAGAACGTCCACCCCACCACCGTCGCCTGCGGCCTGTGCCGTCGCGGTAAGTGCGTTCTTGAAGCGGTTCCATTCAGTCGTAAGGCTGCTTGTGCCGCTCTGAAGTTCTTGCAACCCCTTGTTCAGCGCGGGAAAGAAGTCTCGCGAAGACAAGCGTCCAGTTTCAACAAGCGAGATCAATTGAGCGTCGGTTATTCCAAGGCCCTTAGCAGTCAACGAAAGCGCCCCAGGCAGGGAATCTCCCAATTGCTGCCTGAGTTCTTCCATGCTAACAACGCCCTTACTGGCGATCTGACCAAGGGCGTTAAGCGCAAGATTTACTCTCTCGGAACTCAGACCCAAAGTGGCGCCAGCGTTCGTTAGAGACGCGAACAATTCGTTGGTCTGAGATAGCGGGATATTCGAGGATGCTGTAGCGGCGCTGAACTTGACGAACGAGTCAGTCAGTTCACCGACCGACACGCCTGCTACGCCGGCCGTTCGCTGCAAAAACTCGAACTGCTGACCAGCTACGTTGGCGTCTTTGTAGATCGCCGTGAGTGCTCGGCGTGCGGTCTCGGCCTGCACGTTGACGGCGATAAACTGCCGGCCGAGTTCCTTGATCTTTTCGACCAAAAATCCGACACCATCGGCGATCAAGTTGCCCGCCGCGATCTGACCGACCGAGTTGCGGAACAGATCGGCCGCGCGGTCGGCCAGGGTCAGTTGCCCCGTGAGTTCGCGCATCTCGCGCTGCAAGGCATTGATGCGCGCTTCGCCGGCCCGCATGGCGCCGTCAATCGCAGCGCCCGTCTCGCCCGACTTGGAGCGCACGATTTCCATTGCGTTGCGGACTTCGAGAATCTCGCGCTGCAAGTCCTGGGCACCACGCACGCCGACCGTGCTGAAAGCGTTCGAGATCGCGGCTGCGGCTGCTTCAGACGCGGCGCGCGAGGCATCGACAGCAGCCTTCTCACGGGCAGCGCGCTCATTCGCCAGCGCAGCCACGCGGTCACGCAGCGCGGTCTTCAGGGCGATGATGCGATCCGAAGCCGCTTCTTCTGCGGCAAGCTGTGCGCGCAAGGCTGCGGCGTCGGCTGCGGTCTGCCGATTGGCAGCGTCCGCAGCACCTTGCGCCCGCTCGGCATCGAGTTGGGCGCGACGGCGCGCAGCAGCCTCTTGCTGCGCCAGGGTGCGTTGCAGGATGTCGGCTTGCTGGCGTTCAATCTCGATCTCGCGCTGCGCCGTGGCGAGACGCTGTGCAGCAGCATCAGCCTCGACCTTTGCAGCGCGCGCAGCGATAGCTGACGACTCCTTTGAAATCTCGGCCGCAGCCTTGACGAGTTCGGCCTGATCCCGAGCCGCCGAGCCCACGGCGTTGAGCCGCTGAACGAGGGTGGCCTGCGACTGCGCGAGGTCGTCCGACGACAGCCCCAGAGCTTCAACTTCCTTGCGGGCGCGCTCGTAGTCCCCGGTCTGCTGCTTCAGGGCCTTCGCAGAGGCTTCCAGGGCAGTCTTTGAGCGCTCGTAGGCGCCTGCGGCCTTGGTCTCGGCGCTCTCGGCTTTGATCGCTTCGCTGGTGGCTGCGGCGCGCGCCGTGCGCAGCCTGTCGAGTTCGTTCTTCTGCTCGACTTGCTGTTGGGTAAGCCGCTTGAGTTCGCCGGTATAGGCTTCGGTCTGTCGCGCGGCGCCCGTGTATTCAGCCTTCAACTGCGTGATTTCAGCAGCCGTCGCACGGATTGCGGCCTGCTGGGTGTTGAAGTCGGCCTGCGCCTCTTTCTGGCGGTCGCCGGCCTGCTGCGCAGCCTCGCCAAGCCGCTTGTACTCGGCCGCCAGGGCTTCGCTGCTGGTGGCGAGTTGAGCCTGCTCACCCTTGAGCCGCTCGAACTGGCCTGCGAGGTTCTCGAACCCGCGCAACGTGTCGGCGTTCTGGCCGAGTTGACCGATCTCGTCGGCCAGCCGTTGAAACTCTGGTGCCGCGTCTCCGGCGCCCTTACCGAGCGCGAGGATTTCAGACTGGAGTTTCTTGACCGATTCAGTCCCGAGCGTGTCCACGCTCAGGGTCATCTTCACGTCACGTTGATTGGTCGCCATGTGGTGCCCTGAAAAAACAAAACCCGCCAAGCCTTCGAGGACATGGCGGGTCGGGGTTGCGGGGCGTTACCCCCGCCTCGCCTGTGAACCGATTAGGTCTGCTTGGTCAGGTTCACGGTGAACGGCTCGGTGAAGCCAGCAGGGGTCTTCATGCGACCCGGCAGCGTGATCTCGGCGAAGTCGTCCTGCAAGAAGTCCAGGGCCGAGTCAGCGGCGATCACAGCCTCATGCACGGTCACGACGAACGGTAGATCGTCAGCGAAGTTCTTGCCGACCAGCTTGAAGCGAGCGCGCAACTGAGCTTGTGTCATGCCGCGAATCTGCGTACCGCTGGTGGTCTCGGCGGTGAAGTCCACATGCACGGTCGAGGCGTTGGCGATGGCGCCACCGGGCAACGACTTGATCCAGCCTTGTTGCATCTCGATCAGGTAGTCCACGCCGTTGACGTAGGTCGTGGTGCCGGCGACGTTCGTGACGACAGGGGCGCCAGTCAGCGAGTGCTTGGTCAGGCTGTACCACACACCTTGCGACGCCAGGGTCACAGGTTCGTTGCTGATCGCGCCACCAACTTGGTTCACCGGAGCCGATGTACCGAGCAGGGCAATCGCGAGCGATTCCTTGTTCACTTCGGCCATCTGCACGGTCAAGTCGGCAGGCTGCGCAACGGCAACGGTTTCAACGATCTGACCGTAGGTGTCACGACCCTTGGAGGTCATTTCCTTCAGTTCGACGTTGGGCTTGATCTCGAACTGGCGGCACTCGTAAGGGCCTTCATAGGGGCCAGGAACACCGTTGACGAAACGAGCGATATACAGATCGCCTGCACCAAGAAAACCACGAGCGGCCATGTTTGAATCTCCAAGTTGGCTATGTCAGCCTTGAATGGTCAGAGTGTCACCGCAACCCGGCTGTTGAAGGCTGCGGTGGTTTTTCAGGGGGATGCGAGGTCTTCGGCGAAACTAACGCTGATGGCGACGCGGGCCTGCACAAGTGCGGCTCCGTCAGGACGCGGGCCGATGTCTTTTCCGAGGTACTTCACCTCGAAGACACGGCCACCAAGCGTCCTGCCGTCAGCGAAAATTGCGCGCTTCATGTCGCGAATCATCTTGTGCGCTTGCACGTTTGGGTTGTCTGGGTCGCAGCGATCGAACGCATCCAGCACATAGGGCTGCTCGACTTTGATGAGCGACTTGCTGTTGCGACCGGATTCGTCGAGCACGTCATCCGAGCCCTCGACAAGCTGCACCAGCGGCGGCTCGTCGTCGGCAGGCACGCTGCGCCGGCCGCGCTGCACGCGCAGACCGATGTCGGTCTCGTAGCCGTTGGCGATGCTGATGCCGGATAGGCGCGTGGCGATTTCATTCGCCACGTCTTCAGAGCGAACGTAGACAGTCATCCGATTGCTTTCCTGAGAACTTCGTTCACGCGGTCGGCGAGGTCGTCACCGAGGGCGTCGCCAACCTCTCCGGTCAGGCGATCCGCTTGGAACGCGAACAGTTGGTACGGCGATGGGCCGTAGCGGTGACGGAGCCGACCCGAGCGGTCGCGGGCGAAGACGCCGAGCCCGTTGCCGCCCGCCTCAGTGCCTCGGCGCAGCGGGAGCAAGAAGCCGCGAGGCACGAAGTCGGTGTTGACCTGACTCTTGAGCACGCGCACGGTCACGCCGCGCTGCTTGCTACCCAGCGGAATGCCCATGCGCCCGGGGCCTTGCTTGACCCGCTTGCTGGTGGCCGGCACGGTGACCGGCTTCGCGTCGTAGCGACCGAGCGGCGTGTTGTTCACGTCGCGGCTGTTGGAGCTTGTCGGCGCTGTGATCGACGCTTCGAGCTTCTGGCGACTGGCCGGCGTCACGAACATCTTGCGCTTGACGTAGCTCTCGGACAGATTGATGTCCTTGAGCATGCGGTCGCGGGCGAGTTCGTAGGTGTTGTCAACGATGACGTTCAGCGACTCGACTGCGGCTTGCGCCAAAGAGTCATCGCTGATCTTTCCGAGGGACTCGGCCAAGCCATTGAGTTCGTCGAAGCCGAACTTGACGCTGAAGTCGCGCGCAGCCACGGTCAGCCCTTCAGCAGCACGAACCGGCGCGAGGCACCGTTGTCTTCGATCAGCACGTCCAGCCGGTACACCTGGGCACCCACGGTGAGCGTGTCGCGCACCTTTGGGTTCAGGTCAGCATCGAGAGTGGCTACGTCGCGCAGCAACACGGCATTGCGCGTGTCGCGTGCGGTCTCGTACTCGGTATCCATACCTGTCAACTGAACACCGCGTTCGATGTTCACTTGACAGGCTTCCGACCCGCGTAGAAAAGCAGGCTCACCCAGAAGGGCGAGCGCGCTTTTCGTTGCGCGTCGGAAGACAGGCAGCATTTAGCTGGCGGCGACGGAGACTTTGAACACAGCTTCCGGCAGGGAGTTGAAGCAGACGGGGTTCGACTGCGACTCCATGTGGATGCCCTTGTTCATCGGCAGCGGCTCTTGCTTGGCGTAGTACGGAGCGCCCATCGTGTTGACGGTCTCCATGTAGTCGGCCGGTGCGAAAGCGGTCTGGAACATGCCGGGCACACCTTCAGGGAAGGCGTAGGCGAAGCCGTCTTCGATCACTTGCGAGCCGCCGATGATGCCTTCGTACACCGTGTAGACCACACCAGCGAACTCGAAGTCCACCGTGGACTGGTCTTGACGGTTGAAGTTGCCGTCTTGCCAGCGATCCCAAGCAGCCTTCATGTTGTCGTGGGCCACGAGCTTGTCGAAGAAGCTCTCCGAGCACATCACACGCACGCGGCTGAAGCCACGGCCGCCCAGGGCGTTACGCATCTGGCGCTTCAACTTGATGCTGTTCTCCTTCGGATTGGCCGAAGTGTTGGCAGTGTTGATGTTGAAGAACACGTTCGTCTGGGTCATGCCGAAGGTGTCGTACACGTCCAGCAGGGTCGTGCTGCCGTCTGCGTCCTTCACCAAGCCCTTCAAGGCGCCGATGCGGTGGTACTCCATCGTGAGGTCGATGTTCTGCTTCATCAGGTCGAGGCGCTGACGCACCACGGTCTGCATTGCTTGAACTTCGGTCTCGCTGCCGAACGCGCGCACGCCGTACACCACGTCTGCCAGGATGGTGTCCTGTTGCGGCAGATGGTTGGTGCTGATCGGGATGAGCTTGCGGTTGTTGCGTTGCAGGGTGTTGCCCACACCGCCACGGGGAGCCGCAGGCACGAGGTTCAGCTTGGAACCCGTGCGCTCGATCATCATGGTCGGCGTGGTGATGCCGTACTCGCGGAAGATGCCCATGTCGCCGAGCATCGTCGGCACGCGGGGGAGGTCAACGATGGTCTGGGTGAGTTGGCTCACCGAGAAAGCGTCGTTGTTGAAGATGTCAAAAGTTGCCATAGTGCGTTTGCTCCTGAGTCAGAGTAAAAAGGCTCAGAGAGCCGGAGTGCTGATGCCCAGCGTGGTCTTGCCGCGCACCTTGATACCGAGCTTCAACAGGTCGGCTTCAGCGGCAGCGTCCAAGCCGGTCAACTCGAAGCGGTTCACTTCGCAGTCGGCGTTGAACACCACAGCGGCAGAGTCGCCGGTCTTGCTGGGCAGGTAGTTGTAGCAAATGGCGGTAGCACGACCAGCGGCGCCAGCGGCGACGTAGGGGATGTACTTACCCGAGCCAGCGGCCACGGTGATCGTGAACTGGTCGCCTGCGACAGCCGGAGTGCCACCAGCGGTTGCCGTGAAGGCGATACCACCGGCAGAGAACGCGGAGCCCAGGTTGCCCAGGCCGAGAACCACACCTTCCGGGGTCTCAACGTGGTAGCGGGTTGCGCTCTCGAACACGCCACGGTACACGCCAGGGAGCGCGGGGCCGGTGACGGTGATGGCGCCCGAGGTCGGGTTGCCGGTGGAACCAGCGGCCATAGCGAAGACGCCGGCACCAGTGTCAGAGGTCGTCAAAATCTGACCCGAGACCACTTCGGCAGCGGCTTGAGTCACGACGCCATTATCACGGCTGCGGCCCATAGGGGCTTCGCTGATGACAAACGGCTTGACGTGCTTGTGAGTATCGAGGATGTGATTAGGCATGTCGTAATCTCCTTACTTGGCCTGTTTGTTGTGGGAAGCCCAGAGACTCTGCGACGAGACCGGGGGCTTCTCCGTGGAGCCGGCCTGCTGCGCTTTTTGTTGCGGTTGGGAATTGCTCGTGTGGGTCGCCTCGTCTTCTTCGGCCAGGGCCTTGACGAGAGCGGCGCGGAAGTCCGCTACCGAGGTGCCGGCGCGGATTGCAGCGTCGGCGAGGTCGGTCTTCTTGGCGACCACGGACAGAGCCTTGATCTCGCGGGCGTCGGCGATGCGGGCGCGCACAGTTGGGGCGTCCAGGCCGGCCAGCGCCCAGACAGCCGCGTAGGCTTCCATGCCGTGCGCCTTGGCGACAGCTTCGACTTGCTCGGTGGCGGTCGGCTCGATCACAGGCTCGGCAGGCTCAACGACCGGCTCGACTGAGGGCTCGTCGCTGGCAACGGGTTGCACGCCAGCCTTGAACACAGCACGCACGCGCTCAGGCAAGTCGGCGCGAGCCATGTCGAACTGAGCCTTGGCCTCAAAGGCGTCGGTCACTTCGGTCGCGAAGCCCTTCTCCAGAGCCTCGTCGGCGGTCAGCCAAGTGTCGGTCGCCAACATCGCCGTCAGTTCGTCTTCAGGCAGGCCAGTCCTGGCAGCGTAGGTCGCCAGCAGGGAGCCACCGATCTTGTCCAGCGTGTCGGCGGTCTGACGCAGTTCGTCTGCGTTGCCCATCGCAAATGACCACGGGTTGTGGATCATCATGAATGTGTTCTTGGGCATCACGATGCGGTCGCCAGCCATCGCGATCAGCGAAGCAGCCGACGCAGCCACACCCATGACCTTGACGACAACTTCTTTGCCGCTGGCGCGCAGCATTTGGAAGATCGCCAAGCCGGCGAACACGTCACCGCCAGGGGAGTTGATTTCGACGTTCAGCACGGGGGCCTTGACGCCGGCCAACTGCACGGAGAAATCTTTCGCTTGAACGCCCCAGAAGCCGATCTCGTCGTAGATCGACAAGGTGGCTTCCGTAGCGTCTGTGCCGGCAGCGGCGTTGAATGCAAAGCAGGGGCGCATGCGCGTTTCCTTAGTTTCTACCGTTCAATGTAGGAGCGAAACCGCCGCGAGACACTGCGGCGGGATTTCATCAGTCTTCCTTCTTCGCTCCGAACACGCGATTCAGCATTTGTTCGACCAGTGTTTCGGTCGTCCGTTCGATAAGTCGCGCACCGATGTAGCTGGCTCCGATGATGACTGCGGCTTCAAGGAAGTCAGGAACATCGAAGTGCTCACACAGCAGGAAGAAGAACAGCCCCGTGAGCCAGCTACCGAACAGGTTTGCAGCCACGAACAACCGGAGCGACGGGATTCGAGCACCCTCACCTTCGGTCTGTAGCTGCGCGCCGATGCGGTTAAGCAGCGCGGTCAGGCCGGCGACCGTGGACAACACGACCACCATGACCCACGCAGCAACGCCGACACCCTCGAAGGTGGCTCCGAAGGTGGACGCGGCAGCGAAGGTGAGGGTCGGCCAGAGGACAGCGAGGAATGCGTATGCGGCGCGCAGGATGTTGTTCACGCTCATCGAGGGTTTCCTAAATATCGGTCTCTCAGGTCGTAAACGGCCAGCACCATTGCCGCCACCGCCACCATGCCGTAATGCACCATCGAAGATGATGGGCCGTGCGACTTGACGATTACAAAAATGAGACTCAGGCACCCGAGAGCGATGAGCATGTAGACCGTGTGCCGGTACTGAAGCGCGCAGCGCAACTCGTACTTAGGCGGAAGAAGGTCGTTGATTACCACGTCAACGACCGCCAAAAATCCGAGCACCACCAGGGCGCTTACTGATATGTGTCCGGGCAATCCGGCTCGATCAACGGTTTGGTTAAGCAGCGACGAAGGCTCTTGCAGGATTAAAAGACACGCCAAGATCGCATTGCCTGCGACCAAGAGCCTCGCCAACCACTTGCCGTTACCGTTCATCGGGGTCACCTTAGATACTGCTTCCACCGACACCCCTAGTTTGAAGTCCGGGGATTGTCGGTTTTGGGTTACACATTCACTCTGCGTTGTGATTTCTTACATGCCGCCAAGCGACAGCAGGAGCGCCTCGTCTTCGTGCTTTCGCTTCTTTCGCTTTCGCTTAATTGGCGCACGAAGCCAGTCCGAACGGGTCTCGTCGTCAGGCAAGAGGGCTTGGATCGCGCGCAGCCGGTTCGAGTAGCCGATACCCTGAACTGCGATTGCCCGTCGATTGAGGCTCATTGCCGCTCCACCGTGGTCGTCTCGCCGACAGCAGCGACCGACAGAGCAATGCTGCCCGCCGAGCGGGTCGCTGTGTCATCGGTAAGCGGCTGCGCAACGCGCAAACCGTGCAGAAGATGCAGTTCTCGCGCGTGCGTGTGCGCCTCGGCGGTCAAGGCTGCTACCGGCGCGGCGACGGGTGCGTAGCCCCAGACTTCGACCGCGCTCGCCATCATTGCCTCGTGACGGTGACTGCCCCAGCGACCTCGCTGAGTGCCTGCAAGATCGGCCCGGCCGCGCGCTCGGTCGCGGTGACCGACAGCGGGGAGCCTGCACGAAGACCGTGGATGAGGTGCAACTCGTTGAGCCACGCATGAATCTCGACGAGCGTCTGCTCGGCGCTCAAGCCGTTGCTCAACTCGTAGGCCCAGATTTCAGCAGGCGTTGCGCCGGCCCCGGGCTCGCGAACCAAGCCGACCAAGGCTGCGGTGTCAGCGCCCGTCTCCGTGGCACCCAGGGTGCCGCTGATGAGAATTTGACCCGGCAGGCTGGCGGTGTCGTCCGCGCCGCCATCGACCGCAGCCAAGAGGCCAGCGATGAGCACCGCGCCGCTGACGACAGCGGAATCGGACTCGTCGGTCGCTGCGGTGTCACCCTGCACCAGCACTGCGCCCGCAAGGGCTGCTGTGTCGTCCCCGATCTCGGTGGCCGAGAGCGTGCCGGTGGCGGGAACCGATCCCGCGAGCGCAGCAGTGTCGTCACCAACCTCGGTCGCAGCCAGCGCGCCGGTCGTGGTGACCGTGCTGCTGCCGTTGATTACGGCCGTATCGAGTTGGTCGGTGGCTGCGAGTGCGCCCTGCACCAGCGCGACGCCGGCCAGGGTGGCGATGTCGTCACCAACCTCGGTCGAAGCCAGGGCGCCGGCCACGGGCGCAACGCCCAGCAGCGCGGCGGCGTCAACGCCGACTTCCACGGCTGCGGCGTCGCCCTGCACCAGCACCACGCCCGCGAGCGCGGCGGTGTCAGGCTGGTCGGTCGCAGCGAGCGTGCCGGTGACGCCGCTGCCGCCCGACAGCAGCGCCGTGTCGAGACCAACCTCAGTGCCCGACAGCGCGCCCTGCACAAGCACTGCGCCGGCCAGGGCTGCGATGTCGTCGCCAACCTCGGTTGCAGCCAGGGTGCCCGTAGCGGGAACCGATCCCGCGAGCGCAGCGGTGTCGGCGCCAACCTCGGTTGCAACCAGCGTGCCTGTCGAGTTCGTCGGCGCGGAGGATATCGCCTGAAGCGAGTAGACGCGGACGCCCTGCCGGAGCGTGCCCGAAGCGGCGGCTGAATCGCCCCCGGCTTCGGTGGCGTTCAGCAGCCCTGTGGCGCTCGAAGGCGCGTCGAGGTTTAGCTGCCAGATGAACATGGCTTACGGTGCCGTGTAGCCCCACATCGCCACTTGAACCGTGCCGGCTGCGGAGAGTGACAAGTTGAGCGCTGTGTTGGCGGTTACGGTAAGCAAGCCGGCCAAGTCAACGAACAAGGTTTGGTTGGCTTGTAGCGTGATGGTTTGGCGCGTGGTCGTTCCATCGCGCAGGTTGACCGAGATCGCCGAGGCTGCTGTGTTTGCGAGCACAAGGCCAACCGCATGTCGGCGAAGGCCCGCACCCGCCGCAGTCTGAGCCGGCACGTCTGAAGTGGTAGTGAGTTGACCCGTGTAGTTCCACGAGGCTTCTTGCAGCGCGTGAGGCTTCACGACCGGGACACCGATCATGGTTGCCAGCCACGCCACCACATCGCCAGCCGCAGACATTGCGGCAATGTTGGCGTTCGAGGCGCGCAAGCCTGCTGGAACCGGGTTCCCGGCCAGGGTCGCGTCGATTGCTGCACTGCCGCCGATGGTCGGGGTTCCCGTTACGGTAACGCTGGTCTGCGGGTTCATCACTTGAACCGGCGCTGGGTGCGCGCTACCTGGGTCAACCGAAGCGAGACGAACCTTCTGTCGCCCTTGGTCTTCGACTTGCAGGAGGCCGACAGTCAGCGTCGTCGTGCTGGCCGGCGCAGTGCTGCCGTTCTGCACCACCAAGAAGAAATACAGGTCAACGTCTTCGTCGGGGATATTCTCGATCCGCGAAGCGCGGCCAGTCCACTGGTAGCCCGCGTTTGATGTGACAAGCGCATCAGCCATCCCTACCGCAAAAACGTCGAATGCGAACTGCACAACGTGACCGGGGGCGGCTGTGGTGGCAATCGTCGCAGTCGTGTTGCCACTGGCCCAGCCGCGACGCTGGCAGTCGAAGCTGCTGTTGGTCGCGGTCGTGCCGGTGTACTCGTTCGCCAGGAAGTTGTGCCCGTAGAGGGTCAAGCTGCCCGAGCCGGATGCCGGCCACGCAGCGACCGTGAACGTGACTGTCAAACCCGATACCGACGCGATGGCGTATCGACCCGGGATGCCTACGCTAGACAGTGTTGACAGCCTCATCGACTGACCCACGTTCGCGGCAGTGAAGGGGTTTGTCGTCGGGAACGTCACCGTCACCGAGGTCGCGCTGTTGATCGTGTATGAGAGGCCCGTGTCGATCAAGTCGGACAACTCGAAGCGGAAAGTTTGGTTGGCGATGCGCTGGCTCAGAATCGCCTTGTATCTGGCATTCAGCGAACCCCTGAAGCTCAGGTTCGAGCGGATTACCGTTTCACTGTTCGCGGTCGTGCCGGTCGTGATGACCAAGTTGCCACCCGACTGGTTGACCGCCATGCCAGGGCCGGTCTGCACCAAGGTCATTTCCTGAGCAGCAAGACCTTGCAATCCGGCGCCGACTTCTGCGAAGCCCACGCGCCAGAACGGCGCCGACGCGGCTTGGATCGGCAGGGGTCGAGTCTCGCTGACTTGGTTGGCGATACCGGCACCACCCCAAGCCATCTTCGCGACTTGCGCCAGTGCTTCAGCCGGCGCTGCGCCCCCGTCGAGTGTGCCGATAGAGTCGTTGAGAATCTTGCCGCCGTTGGTGGTGGCTTGATTGACTTGGACGAGGGTTGCGCTCATGGCTGTGTCTCCAAACGAAGGCGAGACGCGGGGCTACCAGTCGTCACGCTGAAATTGTAGGTGGTGGGTGAGTTCGATAGGGTCTGCCACGCAGACGTACCGAGCACGTTGTTGCTGCCATCCAGCATGACGAGCCTGATCTGGCCGATTGTGCCCATGCGGTCGGCCCCCATCTGCAAGTCGAAAGTGCCTGCCGCCAGCGGTGCGCCGCTCCAGGCGAAGATGCTCGGTGTACCGAGGTCAGGGCTCTCGACGTAGTTCGACAGGCTCGAATCCGCCATTGCGCCGGCCCCGGTCGCAGCACCCACGGCAACCCAGCCGTTAAGGGTCACGTCGCTCGCGGGGGTGTAGGCGCCGACTGTGAACGTCGCCGTGGTGGTGCCGAGATCAGCACCATCGACGAACAGCCGATAGGTCAGCGTGTAACTACCGTCTGCGGCGCCCGCGAGCGTGAAGCTACCGTCCTCGAAAACGAACAAGGCGCCGCTTGCCGGTGGCGTCACGATGAGCGCGCGGAACTCCTTGGTGTCGTCGCTCGCGTTGTCCCAATCGTTGTAGAGCAAGCCTGGGCCGTGCGCGCCCGTCGCCGTGGTTGCACGGATGACCGAGCCGAGGACGCCGTGCCCAGGGTCGCCATAGACGACCGAGGACGCGATCAGCGCATCGCCGTAGCGGACACTCACGCCGCCACCCCATAGAACGTGCCCAGAGCAGTCCCATCGACGTTAGCCAGGACGCCGACGTAGCCGACGCCCTGCACCAGCGAGGCGTCGGCGATAGTCAGAGTGCCGCCTGCTCCCGTCGTCTGATTCGTGAGGTTCAGGATCAACGCCATGTCACTCAAGCGGAGCACCGCGACCTTCGGGATAGAGGTCGATGCCAAGGTCGTGCCGGTGTTGTTGCGGACGACTGCGCTAACCAGTGTCGGCAGCGGCAGCGTGACGCTGGTGCTCAACGCCGGAGCGCTGACGTTGCCTGAGCCGTCTTTAGCCCGAACGCGCACCACATCGGTCGCGCCCGCAGTGCGCCCGGTGACGCTGACGGTGAGCACGTTGCCGACATCCAACCAACTCGTGCCG